AGATTTATCGAAGATGTTAGTTGTGACAGTGTCATCACCGTAACGACCATACATGTCAGACTTATCACGTCCTTTAATCTTGCCCAGCTTGCCGACTAGCACATCGTTCGCTACTGCAGGCTCTAGCTTGCTTAGACGCCCGTATAGCTGGATGTCTTTGTCTAGCATTGCTACGTCAGCAAGGTGCCCGTCAATGCCCGAAGCTGCATTTGCATCAGCAACTGCCTTACGAATCTCGTAAAGCACAGCAATTAGCTTACCACGAGTAGCAAGGTGTGTCTCAAACCGACTAATAGCTTCGGTGACCTTTTCGCTTGGCTTTTCGAATTCGTTAATCGAGACTTCAGTGCTAAGGTCTAGTGTGCCTAGCATCTCGTTAATTGCGTGTTGTAGTGCGTTTGCTTTACGTAGTGAGATTTCCATTACATCTGTCCTTTATGTTCGTTTTCAATTTTCTTTGCGATTACTTTATGTAGACCTGGGTTGATAACTAGAAGCTGTTCTACAATGTTGTTACGAATATAGTTTCTAATATATGATGTGTCAAGATTTGATTTGTCTTCGATCCAACTTACATCTTTTCGTTTACACCAATTGATAAACTCGTGCTTTCTGTTTAGCCTAAAAGGCCTAATTACGTTTTCGTTTTGGTAAGGAATAACTTTACCTTCACCGTGCATACTTGACCAAATCCACGTTTCTACACAATCATCTAAGTGATGACAAGTGATAACTGGTTTCTGCCAAGCATTAAAAATTTTGTAGCGTTCATTTCTCCAGTGTTCTTCTTGGCTTACACCTTTAGGCAGAACAGTATTGATATGTGCTGTGTGTAGTTTAAGTTCATTATCTGTTGCATACTGCGTAAGAAACTCGTGTGCTTGTTCACTTGTTTCAGTGCCGTGATGCACAAACTGTAGAGTAATACGATGATTTCTTTTCAGAAAATCAACAATAGCCATACTATCAACGCCGCCGCTGCAAGCAACTACTACGTCTCTAGGAAGTTTGCTTTGGACTTTAATCATCGTATTACTCTAGCTTGGTGGAAGGACTGGGACTCGAACCCAGATAGTTACGTTTATGAGACGTAGGCATTCACCAATTATACTATCCTTCCGTTTTGGTAGGGGATACCGGACTTGAACCGATAACCTGCCGATTATGAGTCGGACGCTCTAACCAATTGAGCTAATCCCCCTAACTTTGGTGCCCCCGGTCGGACTCGAACCGACACTACGCAGATTTTAAGTCTGCTGACTCTACCTATTGGCCTACAAGGGCGTATTTCTGGTGCGGGCACCCGGACTCGAACCGGGACGCATAAGCAAGAGATTTTAAGTCTCTCGTGGCTACCATTTCACCATGCCCGCATAAATTGTTTTTTGGCGGTCCCTGCAGGACTCGAACCTGCGACCCACTGCTTAGAAGGCAGTTGCTCTATCCAGCTGAGCTAAGGAACCAGCAAAAAACAACTTTTATATCTGAACAGGTAATCGACCAGTTACACTATACATCTTTTTAATAATAGCGTCAACATCATCTTCTGTCAAGTGACCACGAACACCACGCTTATCAGTAATGCCAGGCAGTTCAACAAAGTCTGATGCAATTCCGTCATTGGAATTAAAGGTTGCGATTTCAAAGAGATTTGCAGTTTTACCCATGCCGTCGTCAATAATGCTCAGATGATAGTTACCGAAGTCCAGTAGAACTTGGTTACCTTCTCTAAACAAATCTTTTCGAATCATAAAGTAATCTGCTAGTTTCATTTTTGTATCTCTTGTTACAGTATTATTTATATCTTGTTTTTGTTAGTTTGTCAACGTTATTCTTTTGTGACTGTAACTTTTTTATCTTTTTTATCACGGTCGATTGTCATACCAGTAGCAATTGCCGTTGCGTCTCGTTCATCAGTTGCAACAGCAATGATCTCACCGTCAACTCGGACGTAATGTGCCATTAGTTTTTCTCCGTTTCGTAAGGAATAAATTCAACAGTCATCTTGCCGTCTGCCCACCGTGTAAGAAATTTCATCCAAAACTTACGGCTACCATATTTGGTTTTGTGCAGCCGGGTCAAGTAGCTAAGATTTCCGCTATGAATATGTCTCACTGGTTGCTCCATTGTTTGTGTTATTATTTCGAGTAAACGTAAGGCTTGTTCCAGCGACCAACATTAATGTCAGTGTAGAACGCAGTGTGGAAGTAATCGGTCATCGAATCGCTGTCGTCGAACCAGTCATTGCCACGCATTGCAGCAAGAAGCTCTTTGAAGAACGAACGGATCTTACCTTTGTAGTGGTCGTCGATCCAGTAGGTGTTAACACTGTAGTTACCCTCTACAGGGTAAAACCGTTCATTGCGGCGTTCAGCAACTTCACGATTGGATTTGTTAGCTTCGCCGATCAGATCCAGCGCACCCTCTTTCAGGGTCACAACAAGCGACGAATGATTGCCAACACTGATAGAACCTTTTACGCCATACTTAGCAAGCACTGCTTTGATAGCAGGGGCCTTAACACGCTTCATCTCTTGCGACACATAAGCCATCTTTGAAGTCCTCTTCTTCGCTGTCTACATATTATATATAATGTAAGAGCTCTTGAATGTCAACCGCTTTTCAGTAAGAAATTACACTTTTTTGCATTTTATCTCCAAAAAATTTCACACCTTTTTCTTTTACAAGGTCAACAAGAACTTGTGGAGTAGTGTCTGCAATTTCACGTAGCATTGCTTCAATGATACTGTCGTCTACGTTAATGCCCCAAATTTGAGGGAAACGTTGCGGATTAAACCGAGCCCGCATACATAGCATATTGTATGTTGACCCGATATTAAACGGCTCGGGTTGGCCTGACAACTTAGCTACTAGATTTTCACTACGTTGTTCGCCAATAGGGATAATGGCTTCGATGCCATTGGTATCCCATGAGATTAGAAATTCTGACATATCAGGACCAGTATACTGGATCGTCTTCGACTTGATATTCTTCGTCTTCTTCCGCTTGTTCAAGCAACTGACGCTCAAACTCTAGGTATTCTTCGATAGTCCAGTCCATTTTATTCCTCGTTAAGTTTATCACACATGCCAGTGATAGCAGCCATTCCAGCACCGTTGCCTAGTGCAAAAGTATACCAGCCGCATTTGGAAAAGGTGTAGGCTGCGGTGCTGACGATCAACATCAGTACAAACCCCACCATTGCAAAAAAAGCCAAAGGGTTCATGTTATTCTCCTCACACACGGATTTTGTTGATGTTACGATCTTCTGCTTCGTAGTCGGCATCGATAGTGCCGCTTACAAAGTAGCGCCGACGAGTGCCATCGGATTCAAACCCTGCCTCGTGGGTATAGTTCTCTTTGGGGAGATACGCATATCCACGATAGTTACCTGTTTCAAACAGAATAGCTTCCATTACTGCAGCAACAGCTTCACGCTCGTCGGCAGTGGTATGCTTTGCAGCAAGGAAGTTATTTGCAATCTTAAGAACTTTACCAACTTCAACAGTCTTACGAGCGGGTTTCGTCATCGGCAGTCTCCTCTATCGCCTACATTTATAATATAGTGTAAGAGCTCATGGATTGCAAGAGTTATTTTGTCTTTTTTGAAAAAAATTATAGAGAAACGTCTTCAAGACCAGCAGCCCTGAGTTTTACTATGTTATTAATTTGAAACTGCTTTGCATCAAGGGCTTTAATTAGCCCCATATACTTGTTACGTATAAGTGCAAATTCGTTTACAATGTGCTGTTGATCTACTACTTCTTGAACACCGTCTACATACTTTTCTGCATCACGACTTGTTAATGCACGGTTGTAATGTTCTAGAAATTTTCTGTAGTGTTCGGTTCTTTTTTTACGAAGTTCAATATTTAGATATTCTAGTATTGCTTCAATTTCCTGCAATTGGTTAAAACGATGTTCAACTATACCCGGCATGTCACGGCTATGTTTCTCAACATTACCTTTAAGGCCGCACTCAAATCGAGCTTCAGCAAGTTGTAATTCATAATAATCAATTGCAGGAATAATTTGAGATATGTCCTGGCGGATTTCTCTAAACCAGTTCATTACTTACCATTTATCTTCGTCATCAGAGTCGTAATCCTCATAGCTATCGCTATCAATGTATACTTCTCTTAAGACTTTGTCAAGTGTGCCGTCATATCCTACCCATTCGTCTGCAGTTTCAGATAAGTCGCAAACATTTTCATTAATAATGTCTAAGAACTTTTCACATGCAGTATCTTTTTCCTTAGGGTTTAGATACGATTTCATTGCCATCCAAATATCAACGTATGTTTGGATTTCAGATTCGTTTAGTTTCATAGTTAATTTATTCCTCCAAGATGGTGTGGGGATCATCCTGGGTATTTAGTTCTTCCATTACTGAATCTGTGTCGTGGTCGTTCCATTGCCGCATAATAAGATCCAAATGGTCTCCCTCGTTGGCTTCCCATGCTTTACGGAATTTAGCAATCGCTTCGCCGGTGTCTTTATCAACATATTCTAAGCGATTACCTGTTTTCTTTAGTACACCTTTAGCTTCAAAGAAGTCAACAAGACCACTGTAAGGACTCATTCCACTTTCGTAAGGAATCTTAACTTGCACTGACTCAAACGGTTTAGCATAACGTGTTTTCATAATCTTACATGAAGCACGGATACCACGAACTTCACTAATCTTGTTACCGTCATCATCTTCTTTTAGTTTCAACTTCTTCATAGCAACAACAATACTTGATGCATAAACGAAGCCTTGTCCGCCGCTAATCTTATCATCAGGGTCAAACATATCTTGACTTGCATATGTATGGTTGGTTGCAACAAGACCGATATTATAATCACCAAACATGTTTACGCAGTTACGAACCAGCGCAGTAAGTGCTTTAGGTTTACGGCCCATATCACCTTTAAGGTCGCCTTTTTCAAACTGATTAACGTCAGTAGGTGTAAGCATCATACCCAACGAGTCTAGCACAAATAAGATTTTAGGACGGTCTTCTGCTGACTTGTCCGCATATTCTTTTTTATAATCTGTCATAAAATCATTGATAACTTTAGCAACATCATCAATCATTGCCATGTTAAGTTTTAGCAATTTAGATTCGTCTGTATCAACACCTAGTGCATGTAGCCATTTTTCATCTAGTGCATTTTCTGTATCAATAAGAACTACAAAAATTCCTTTTTGTTGTGCTTCACGAACTAAGTTACCAGAACAGATAAACGACTTGCCTGCACCAGACTCGCCTGCAAACACTGTAACTTTTCCCAGAGGAATACCGCCATAAAAGTCACCACTTACTAATTTATTCAAACAATAGTTGCCAGTGCTAATCCATGTGTCGGGATCTCTAAATCCTACACTAAGACCTGGCACACTTTTAGTAATACTTTTGCGAAACTTCGAAACATCGAAGGGTTTAGCCATTGAAATATCTCCTTTAAAAGGCAATTAGGGCGACTTATGCCGCCCTAAGCATTTTATATTTTATTAGTTTGAGCCTCTAGCACGAATCGCTGCTAGAATATCTTGTGCGCTAGGTTTCGCTTCGCCAGCTGCCGGTTTAACAATCGGCGCACTGGGCTTTGGAGCCGATCCTTCAAAAGGGATCTCGTCACCCTCATCAACATGAGCTTCAGGTGCAGGACGCATAGCAGGCTGTGCTACACTCTTTGCTGCAGGCTTTGGCGCACTGTTGTTTGCTGCGCTGTTGCTAGTATCAATTTGAACTCCAGCAGGACGATAGAAGTTACCCCAACGTTCAGGATCATACAACTGACCATCCACGCTTGCTTCGAACATTTCTTGAATTGCACGAAGTTCTTCGTCATTAGGTTGCTTTGGCAAATAATCGTTAAGATTAAATAGACCAAACTTTTCAACAGCAGCACGTTCTTCACTATTAAGACTACGTTCGCGACGTGCCCATGTGCTTGTGCTATAATCTGCGTATTGACCTTTTTGTGACTTTGTTAGACGGAAGTCAGTTCCAGCTTCGTAATCTGTAGGAATGTTTTCAAAGTCTGTATCCATTAAGGCACCCTTGATGATCTTAAAGATGCTTGGATTAATAATGAATCTGCGAATTGGATTCTCAGGAGCAGATTCTTCTTGTAGGCTGTTTTCTGCTACAAAGCCTTGGAACACATAGCTCTTTTTCTTCCAGTATTTGCGACCAAGTTCTTCTAGGTTAGGATCTTTAAACCAACCACGAACTTCGCTAAGAACTGGGCAACTGCCGACAGGACCCCACATTTCATTACATGGAACGTTTACTGTAACTTTACGTGAATCTGGTTGGCCTTTAACACCATTAAATTCAATTTTAATCATCAGACGTTCACGCCAGAAGTATGTGTTAGATGCGTCTCCATCTGGAAGGAAACGAATTACACTTGTTGTATTTTCTGGGATGTTCCAAAATGGGAAGATAGCGTTATCGCTTGTTCCGCCTGTAGATGCTCCTTGTGAGCGAGCTTCTTGTTCTTTTAGTTTTGCACGAATTTCTGCCAATGTAGCCATAGTTTTTTCTCCTTATATGTGCCTATATTTTTTTGTGCCTAAGTATACCTTAGTGGCAAGATACTTATTACCACTAATGTAACGTGTTTTATTTATCTTGTCAATTGAAAAGTTTATTAAAATTGTAACCACTGAAAACTTTATTAATTTTGCTTTCAACTGTTGTAACAACTGATTCTTTTTCAACTGACTCATTACCACCTTGCTGTAGCTTAGGCATTAGTGCTTTAATAGCATTTGCTGCTTTCACTAGCATAGCACGGTCTGTAATTTTGTCAACCAGAT